TTCCAATCGAAGGCAAAGCGCCGCGCCTTTACATGAACCACGACAGCAATCAGGCCATTGGAATTGTCACCGAGCGCGTAGACACTCCAGAGGGCATGCTCTTCAGCGCCAAGATCAGTAAGACCGTCGCAGGAGACGAAGCCCTACAGCTCGCCCTAGACGGCGTACTGGACTCGGTATCGGTCGGAGTAAACCCAACCAAGACTCGAGCAAACAAAGACGGATCGCTAACAGTGTTAGCAGCCGACTGGATTGAGTTGTCTATGGTGCCAGTTCCTGCATTTGCTGGAGCCATGATCACAGACATCGCAGCGAGTATCCACCACGAAGACGAAGAAATAAGTATTATAGAAACAGAACCTACACAGGAGAACGAACCCATGTCAGAGCCAACAGTCCCAGCAGTCGAAGCAACAATTCCAACTGCACCAATTCCAGCACAAGCAAAGCGCGAATTTAAGTTGCCAACAGCTGGCGAATTTATGGCTGCTTATCACATTGGCGGAGACACATTCTCCAACATGAACGCAGCAGTCGCAGAATTCTCCGCATCACAGCGCACATCACTTCAAGCAGCTGCAGGCGATGTCCTTACCTCGGACACCCCGGGCCTCTTGCCAGTTCCAGTGCTCGGGCCATTGGTACAAGATCTAAACTTCTTGCGCCCAGTAGTCGAGGCTGTAGGCGCTCGCGCTTATCCTGACAACGGTCGCTCAAAGACTTTCACGCGTCCAACAATCACGACACACACAAGCGTCGCTGCACAATCAACCGAACTCAGCGCAGTGTCAGCAACCACAATGGTCATTGCGGCAAACTCAATTAGCAAGACAACTTTGGCTGGGCAAGTGAGTTTGTCCTCACAAGACATTTCGTTCACCTCGCCCGAAGCGATGTCATTGATCTTGAATGACTTGATGGGCGAATACATGATCGCATCTGACAACAAAGCAGCGGACGACTTGCTCAGTGCAGCAAACTCGTCGGGCGTTTGGGACGGAACAGTCGCAGACTTGCTTAAGTCAATTTATGACTCGGCAAAAGATGTTTCAACAAACCGCAACTGGATGCCGACACACATGTTCGTCTCCGTAGATGTTTGGTCACAACTTGGTCAGCTTGTAGACACAACCAACCGACCAATCTTCCCATTCATCGGTGCAGGTCTTACAGGCCAGAACGCACTCGGCGGCGGAAGTGCAACATCATGGAACGGCACGCCACTCGGCTTGCAGTTGGTAGTTGATAGCAACTTTGCCGACAAGACGATGATCATCACTCGCGTAGGTCAAGGACAAGGCGATGCTTACGAATTCTACGAAAGCATTCAGGGCCTTCTTAGCGTGGACACTCCTGCAACTTTGGGTAAGACCATGAGCTTCCACGGCTATGTCTCAACCTTTGCTGCAATCGGTGGAATGATCCGCAAAATTACACAGGCTTAGTCGAGAGCGGGGCTACCGCTCATGGCTGTATACAGCGTCACGCAGAAATACCTCATAGACAACTACGCCGTAGTTCAACTTCTTACCGATGCAGAAATTGAACTCGGCGCAAGTGTCGTCCTTGCCGGGGTAGATGCAACCTTTAACGGAACTTACACAGTCCGCGCATTACCGCAGTACCTTTATGTCGGCATAGATACCGAAGGCGATCTTCTCTACGATGTAAACATTCCGATCGCTAACCAGGTGCTCGTCGCAAAGACCGCCGATGATGTCGCGCGCACTGCCGCTTCTGGCACTCTCACAATCACTCAAGTTTGCACTTGGGTCACGGCAGCCAACCTCGAGGACTGGATCGGCATCGGTACAGCGACCGCCGCCGACGCCGCCTTCCTTACAGTGTGCGCCAGTGCAGCTTCACAATTCTGCTGGCGTCGAAGAATGGAAGCGGGCTATGTGGACTCGCTTACGACCGTTCCTTCACAAGATGTATTTTTAGGAACCCAGATGTACGGTGGCGCTCTGTATCGCCAACGAGGATCGGTAGACCAATTCGCTTCGTTCCAAAATATGGGCGTAACTCCAGTTATGGGTCTGAACGGAATGATCCGCCAGCTTTTGGGGATTGATCGTCCGCAGGTCGCCTAATGCCTGTACCTAACTACACCGATCTATTTAACGAAGGCTACGACGATCTAGTAGCAAAGCTCTCAACGGTGAGCGGTCTACAAGTCAATAACGATCCACGCAATATCACGCCGCCAAGCGTCTTTGTGAACATCGACTCGATTGACGGCTACAACTACAATGTCGCAAAACTCAACTTCACCTTGCAGATCATCACGCTCGGCCCCGGCAACCTAGACGCCCAAAAGAGCTTGCTAAATATCCTCGCCCAGATCTACGCACTCAATATCGGCGTGGTATCTGGACGCCCTACAAACCTCGACATCGGCGGCTCGACGCTTCCTGCCTATGAACTGTCTGTCACGACTGTCGTGCAGACTGCCTAATCCACACTCTGGGCTTCATTATGTGTCAAACTAAATCCAACACTTCCAAGGAGTAACTCATTATGGCAACTTCCACAATCCTCAGCCAACCAAAAGTCACCGTCGCCTCGGTAGACCTCTCGGGCTGGTGCACTAGCGCAGTCTTGACTCGCACTGTGACCGCATTGAACGACACGGTCTTCGGCAATACAGCAAACACTTTTACGGCAGGCCTCGAAAATAACGAATGCACGCTAACCCTATTTTTGAGTTACGAAGCCAGCGCCACTTACGCCACACTCGCACCACTTGTCGGAACGAAATTAGTTCTTATCGTAAAACCAACAACCGCAGTGGATTCCAGCACGAATCCCGGCTTCACTCTGACAAACACCTATCTTGAGTCGTTGCCAGTAATCTCCGCATCGCTCGGCGAACTCCAGTCCGTAGACCTAACCTTCATGGGTGGCGTCTTCTCGGCTGATGTAACCAACCCATAATCTTCGGCCTTCCTTGGCCCGACGAAAGGAAACAAAATGAAAGTCAAAATCTCCGTAGATCTTGATGACGGCAAAGGTGCGAAAGAATATATAACAAACATGTTTGTTGTGTGCGAATGGGAACGAATTGAAAACCGAAAAGTGTCTGACGGTCGAGGAATCGGCTATTCAGATCTTGCTTGCTGGGCTCACACAATCTTGTCTCTTAAAGGCGAAAAAGTTCCTTCAACTTGGCGTGAATGGGTCAAAGACAATCCAAACATGGATATTCATGCCGTGGATGAAACAAACCCAAACCCTACGGTGGCGGAACCTATCGACGCCAATTAGCAGAATTGCTAATCGCTGTCGGCTGGTGGCCGCCTGCAATACCCTTTGACACTCGAGACCTAGAGACCGTGATTAGCATCCTTAACAAGAAAAAGAAAGGACGCTAATGGCTGAAGGACTTAACACAAAAGTTGAGATCTACGGACTTAAAGAAGCAATTAAGCAGCTCAACTCAATAGAGCCTGGACTTCGTAATCAAATTGCAAAAGACTTTCGCAATGTTGCCAAGCCTGTAATCAACGACGCACTAGCTCTTATACCCGGCACCGTTCCCCTTTCTGGCATGGCTAGAAACTGGACTACTAAATCAGGTTTCAAGATGCTTCCTTGGGACGCTGGACGCAAACAAAAGATCTCTGCCAAAATTAACACAAAAAAGGTTTCCGAGTTCCGTGGACAGATCCGCAATGTCGGCGTCTTCAACATCGTCTACTCGGGCTCGACTGGGACACTCTTTGACATGGCAGCCAACGGCAAACTTGGTCAAGCTCTCTCGGCGCGATACGGCAGGCGATCAAGAGTAATGTGGAAAGCAATGGAAAAGAACCAAGGCACAGTCGAGTCGGAAATGCGGCGAATTGTTGAGACTGTCATGGACAAAGTTGATCGGAATGTGGTCTCGTAATGGCTTCAGTAAATATCCCAATCGTTTCCGAGTTTGACGCTAAAGGCACCCAAAAAGCGATCAAAGAGTTTAAGTCTCTTGAAGGCGCATCTGCCAAAGCACAATTTGCTATTAAAAAAGCCGCTGTACCTGCGGCGGCTGCATTGACGGCTGTCGCTGGGGCAATAGGACTAGCCACTAAAGCGGCTGTAGAAGATCAAGCAGAACAAACACAACTTGCCGTCACCATGAAGAATGTGACCGGAGCAGCCGACGCCCAAGTTGCCGCGACAGAGAAGATGATCGCTTCAATGTCGCGCGCATCGGGCACAGCAGACAGCGAACTTCGTCCAGCGTTTGCGAGTTTGCTTCGAGGAACAAAAGATGTCCAAGTAGCGACGACAGCCCTAAGTCTCGCCCAAGACATTGCTATCGGCTCCAATAAATCACTAGGCGAAGTCAGCGAAGCATTAGCCCGTGCATACGGCGGAAACATGAAAGGCCTGCAAGCCTTATCGCCAGAGATTAAAGCCATGATTAAAGACGGCGCATCTCTTGATGAAGTAATGACCGTTCTTAACGGTACTTTTGGTGGAGCAGCTGCCGCAGCTGCAAACACCGCCGCAGGCAAGTTCAAGATCCTAAAGAACAGTTTGGATGAAACAAAAGAATCTATCGGTGCAGCACTTCTTCCAGTAGTTGAAGCAGCGTTACCAATACTGCAAAAGTTTGCTGATTGGGCACAAGACAATCCAAAAGCATTCCTTGCAATAGCTGCCGCAATCACCGCAATATCCGTCGCAATCTTGGCGGTGAACCTTGCAATGGCGCTCAATCCTTTTACAGCGATAGCGGCAGGAGTTGCAGCACTGGTCGTAGGAATTGGATACGCCTACAACAAGTTTGAGACATTCAGAACCATTGTGAACAGTGTCCTTAACGGTCTCATGAAAGGTTTTGAGATCTTTGCGAACACTTGGATCAATACCGTGAACGCACTGATTAAAGGCATAAACGCAATTAGCCCGTTCACTGACATTCCTAGCGTGCCAAAAGTAGATCTTCCAAGTATCGGTGGCGGTGGTGGTGGTTTCACTGGCGTAAGCGAGCGCGCTGGCATGCCAGAGACAGGATCAATCGTCCCTTCAATGCCAGTTATTGCCACTCCAGTAATTCCTACACCTGCCGCACCAATGACGGGCGGTGGTGGCTCGTCGAGATATAGCGGTGGTGGAAACACTATTGACACTCAAGGGCAAATTGGGTCGTTTTTTGGTGGCGTAACCCCCGAAATGATTCAACAATACACAGTCAATGTGAACGGCGGCTTGGCTTCGAGTGCCGAAGTGGGCAACGCTGTCGTGAACGCGATCAGAGCATTCAACAGGCAGAACGGCCCAGCAGATATAGCGGTTGCGTAATGGCAGGCGTCGCGGTAGTTGGATCAGGTCTTTACGACCTTGAGATTGATACAGGGTACAACTGGAACGCTTTCACACTTGACGACGACCCTAAAGGCACACTTGACTCAACTGATTATGTCTTAGACGGCACCGATCAATACGCGTCGGTCATGGACGGCACTATCGGCTTGACAGCAAAACGCGGACGCGCCAACACAGGCGACCAATTCCCTTATGGCACGATGAGCTTCACGCTCAACGA